CGAAGTGAACTGGACGTACGACGCAGCACTCAAATCACTTGCTGACGGAGGACCTCGTGGCGTTATCGTCAAGGGCGACACTGCACCCGGTGACGGCATCACAATCACGGGCCACCCGTTCTACCTTCTGGATTCGCGTGACGTGAAGATTGAAGGCGTTCGCTTCGAGCTTCCGACGGCACCGAGCAAGAGTCAGAGCAAGTCATGGGGCAACCTTCGAGTCATCACTAGCTCGGGGCAGCAAAGCCGCAACATCCACATCGACCACTGCACGTTCTACGGCGGTGAAGATGAGCAGCTATCCGTGACTCCGCTGGTTCAACACGCCTGGCAGGACGAGACTCCGGACGTTCCGCACATCGTGGGGCTCAAGGTGACTAACTGCCTGTTCGGCCCAGCCTTCACCCTGCACCGTGGCAACCACAACTTCGCCGCACTGGTCTCCCTCGGGGAAGACATCCTGTTCGAGAACAGCCTGTTCATGCACGCCAACCGGCGGTCACCTCAGGTTCAGGGGACGGACGTTACAATCCGTGGCAACATCATCTACAACTACGGTTCAATGGCAGTTGGGTGCATGGCCCCTGGTAACTACCAGGTTTATGACAATCTGTTCATCCTTGGCTACAACTCAAACAAGACCTTCCTGACCTCGCCGATCACGGTACAGACGACCGGCACCAGTGGAGAGGTTCTTGTTGAGCAGAACAACAACATGCGGCTCAAAAAGGGTGACATCCCGTTCGCCATCAATCTGCCCGTTGATAATCAGACCGACAATCACCTCGATGAGATGGTTAACGGGCTGCTGGGGCGGGCTGACTATCAGGCTAACTGGATCAACGTTGAGACTAAATCCGGATCACGCAGGCTTGAGCTTGACGACGATCAGGTTAGTCGTTACCGTGAGGGCCTCGGCGGCTGGTGCCGAACACAATGGGCGTTCGGCGGCTACGACCTAAAGCGGGTTGAGACTTCTAATGTTCTTCTACGACACGGCATCTTGAAGCAAGGAGATTGATTGTGGGCAAGGCTTACAAGGTAAATCGAGGTGAGTCACCTAAAGGTCTGGACGGGGACGCTCAGGAGCGTAAGGGCCTCCCCGTCTTCAGCGGAGTGCTGAGGTATTTTCCAGACGCACTCGTCGAGGTGGCAAGGTGTTCCAAGGCTGGCAACGACCAGCATAACCCCGGTGCCCCGTTGCACTGGGACAGGTCCAAGTCGGGCGATGAGCTTGACGCACTGACTCGCCACCTCATCGAGGCTGGCACACTTGACAGCGATGGCATCCGTCACTCGGCCAAGGTGGCTTGGCGGGCACTCGCTAACCTTCAGAAAGAGATCGAGAGGGAAGCAAAATGAAAGTCCTTGTTGCTTGCGAGTACAGCGGAGCAGTCAGGGACGCATTCATTAGTCGGGGGCACGAAGCAATCTCTTGTGACCTGCTCCCGACTGATGTTCCAGGACCGCACTACCAGGGCGACGTGTTTGACCTGCTCGACCAAGAGTGGGACTTAATAGTAGCCCACCCGCCATGCACCGCACTCTGCGTGAGTGGCAACAGGTGGTACGGGACGGGGCAGCCTAAGCATCAGGAGCGTCTCGACTCGGTTGAGTGGACACTCAAGCTGTGGCGTGCCTGTGTCAAGGCTTCACCGAGAGTCTGCTTCGAGAACCCAGTTGGCGTACTGACCAGGCTGGCGCCAGAGATGGGCAAGCCCCAGTATATCCAGCCTTGGCAGCACGGACACGGTGAGACAAAGAAGACCGGACTGTGGACTATTGGCCTGCCAGAGCTTGTCCCCACGGACGTGGTGGATGGCAGGGAGCAGAGGATTCATAAACTGCCACCGTCCGAGGACAGGTGGAAGATCAGAAGTGCAACCTACAGCGGCATCGCCTCGGCAATTGCTGCCCAATGGGGAAAATGAAATGACTGCCATGACTCTTTTCCTGCTGTTCGTTAACCGTCCCGACGCTGACTATATACCAGCAAGGAAAGAGAAGATAGTCATTGCAGTTGAAAGCATGGACAGCCCGACTGCCGAAGTGTTCACCGAGCCTTTCACTTCTATTTCACCATCTTTTAATATCGCAGGGTGGAAGTTGAAGCATGAGTTGACACGTCGGCAGTTCGGGCTTTTTTATTCATTCGATGTCGAGATCGTCACGCGAGACGAACTGCTTCTCGACCCCAGGGCAAGCTCGGCGGGCGAGTACCCGCGATGGAAGCTCGGCAAGTACGGAGACTGGCATGTCATCCCGAAGATGAGCCGCTACCACAACCTTGAATACTTCGCCGCTTTGGCGTCCGACCTGTACCATCAGGAGCGAGTTGACGCCTGGAAGATTTACTGCCACAAGCTGGTGGCTGCTGAGGTGTACGGCGACTGGGTATGGGATGAGCCGGACATTCGCTACCTCTGGGTGGATGGCATAGAGTACACCCAGGTCCTTCCGCCTAAGCCCGTTAAGCGGCCTTACCCACACTTCGTGGAGCCGCCTAAGGGCAATCTGTTCGGCAGGGATTAGGGGAGCGTTATTGGCAGGCAGTACGGGAAGCCGTCAGTGGACCCGCAGACGTAATCGCCGGGAGAGTCGATGGCTTCCGCATCTGCAATATGAACACTCCAGTCCTCAGCCAGTGACGCCGGGAATCTCCTGTCCCTCGACAGTGAGTAGACTCCAGTGAGTTCGCAGGTGCCGTCAATCTTCAGTCTTGCGTACTTGTAGTTGATATTCCTAATGACAGACCCGACGCTCAGCCGACCATCGTGGTTCCACGCGAGCGTGGAGTCAGCCCATGAGGCGTCGTCCGTCGAAAGCTGGAGAGTTACGTCTGCTGAGCCGGAGTAAAGACTCACAAGGAATGCACAGCTCGGTGACCTGATCGAATCGAAGTCGAGCGAGTCCGTGTACACGATCCCCGCAACACTCTGTGGCTGTGCGAGAATCCTTGTCGTCAGGTATTCAAAGGGTAGGACGTTTGCCATTATTCCGACTTCTTAAGGTTGACGTGGTGAACTCGTTTCATCCCGTCCACATCCTGGACGGACACAATGCCGTAGGTCTCGCCGTCGATCTCGGCCTGCCATTCGCTATCGAGGCCCGGAACGTGCCTGACCGTCACCCAGTGGGTTTCAGTCCCGACGATCTTCATCTGCTCCTGGACCTCATCACCTGCGAGGTGGACAGCGTTGCAGCGTCGACTCACTGTGGTGCCGACACCGTACTCGATGTCACCGACAGCGTTGACAGTCTCTGACCGCTGCTGGAACGTGACGGTCTTCCTGCCTCTTCTGTGCAGGATGTCCCGAGACGTGGCTCGCTCGTTGGCGTTATCTGGACGGTTTCCGAACTGTGCCATTACAGACTCCAGTACGAGACACGCTCGTTGTTGAGCCATCGCTTCAGCTTGTCGAGGTTCGGGGCGCCGAAGTCATACTCGCCCTTCACGAAGTCCTTGATCGAAGCCTTGATTGCGACCGGTACGTCGCCAGCGGCAGCGAAGCCAGCCTTGATTACGATGGTTACAGGGTATGTTTCTTTGTCCTCGACATCCGGCCATTCAACGTCAGAGTCGCTCCTGTGGATAGAGGACACTCTTCCTGAACGCTCCATGACCTGGAAGTCGGTGAATGCCGTGCTAACGTCGTCTAGGATGTAGTTAATAGAGGTCACTGACCTTACGGGCGACAGCGGCAGAGCAATAGAGCCCCAGCCAGTCGGGAACTNCTTGCACTTGATAGNAACGTCAACGGGCTGGATTTGCAGGTTGCACCAGTCGGCCACCCAATCCTCCGCCTGGGACATCATGAATGTCAGCAGGCTGTCGTCATCGCTGACCTCAACCTGACAATATTCCTTCAACTCAGACAGGCTGACGGGGCTTACGCTTCCGTCTGCCGATACGCTGTAATTGTTTTCGTAGATCATTTTGGTTACCAAAGATTAGAGGTACGCAATAGGCCCGCCGCACTCCTAATTAGCATTGAGGGAATTACTCTAAGCCAACAAGGTACACGATATGTCTAATATTCTGCTGCAAGAGACGACCGGGAAATACACAGCTAATCTGGTCGATGAGGATGGGGTAGCCATCGCTGGGTCGTCACTCAACGTGATGCAGATCACCGTGTTCGACCTGAAGAGTGGAACAATCCTGAGGACGACCGAGGACTGCCTGAACTCCGGTGACGTGACGGTCGACGCCAATGGGCTGGTTACCTGGAACATCCAGCCGTACGAGACCCAGATCGTGGGCGAGAACGTCCCGTTCAACTCGACGGAGCAGCATTTTGCACTATTTGAGGTGCTTTATAATGCAGCAGCGACCCATGCCGCTACATCCTTTACGTTCGGCTCCACCGTGGACACCAAGTTGGTGACCGTAAATAAGACGGCCCACGGGCTAAGCGTTAACGACCACGTTGCATTCGTGGACGCTGACCCCATTGGCGGCATCGAGCTGGACGGACTGGCGATTGTGACTGCCGTAACGGACGTTGACAACTTCACGATCAAGTGCAAGCCGACCGCGACCGCAACCGACTCGCAGGCCCAGACGTGCGATGCGTACTTCGGTGGCACAGCCGCCAAGCACGCCTACCAGTTCTCCGTAAGAAGGGTGGACGCAGTATAATGGGGAGGCCCAAGGGGTGCAGTTGCACATGCGATCCATGTGACGCATACGTTCCTTATGAGATTCCAGGGGCGTGGGAATACACCACCGGAGAAGAGGACGTGTTCGAGTTCGACAGCCTGGATGAGGCGTCCAGCTCCCTTAGTATCTCCATATCCGACTCGCTGGGTGTCACCGGGAGCAGTGTAACCGTCTCTCCTGTAGCAGAGAGCGGCGTTACCACCTACGAGGCCCTACTGCAATACACCGAGGCTCCAGCATTTGTGGAGACCCTCTTCGGATTCGACATCTACCAGTCAAAGGTCGTTCTGCTTATTGATCCGCAAGGCATAACCGCCAAGGCTAGCCCGTCCATTACCGATGGCTGGCTGAGGGGGTTCAGGGGCGCCCTGAGCTACAGACCAACATTCGCTACGGCACAGGCGGCGACCGATGCTGGCATGACTGACCAGTACGGGCCAGGGGGAAACATACCCACGTTTAACAGGTCTCACAGCGGCACGCTGGCACCTGGCACCGAGACAGCACAAACTATAGGTGCCACGACTTCGGACTGCTGGTTCGAGGTCGGCGGCTGGTACCCTGACTGGCTCGGCCTGTGCGGGGAAGGCATTGACGACCTAAGGCACTCCTCGCCAATCTGGAAGCCGACCGTTAACATGACGTTCGTTAAGGGATACACGGTTTCGGCTGGAGCATCGGCCCCGACCGGATCGGGTAACGTAAAGCTCTCGTGGAGGTTCGGCGAGCTGGCCAGCAGGGCCTTGAAGATATCCGCCAAGAACTACGACTACTTCACTGGCGGGGACAAGGGAGAGGATATTGCTCCCGTCTACTGGCTCGACGGCAAGGACGTGAATATCGACAAGACGGCCAGCGTGGTGTCCATGCCGACGGCGGTAAACTTCGATGCCACGCCGGTTACTACGTTTACTTACAAGAATGTAGCCGACAAAGATGTAGTAATCTCGCTGAGTGCGTGTGCAATAGCTGACGGTGCAACATTCCTTGCGGCCAAGGTTGCCAACCCGGACGGAACCAACGCAGGGGACGAGTATAGGTATATAAACCTATGTACTGTCGGCCCGCATTCGGTCGGGGACCAAATAACGATCACCGTGGACGGGGTGGCAAAGTCCTACGCAGACATAGGTCTGGTTAACTCAACAGTGGGGCACAGGCCACAGGGGCACTTGTTCGCAATAGACGGCATAAGCGAGTATAACCTCATAGACGGAAACCCAGCCATGACGTTCACGTCCCCCTACGCTGACGCTCCGACATTCCTGAGTGGCAATGACTGGAAGTACGAACAAACGAGCGTGGCGTATCAGCACGACCTGACGATCAAGGAGATATAGGGTGGACTGTAAGCACAGAGGGGATTATGAGCATCAGGTGCCATGCTCGAAGAGCTTCATACCTGGGTTCGAGTGCGAGCTTCATAAGATTTGCACTGTGCAGAGGCCGTCTGTAGACCCAGAGGTTAAGTGGTGCATGAACTGTGAAGATCGGGAGTCTCCTAAATAGAACTGTACAGGTTCTAATGGGAGATAACCGTGAGCTTTAACAGCACGCTACAGAAATGCGCGTGGCTCTGCTACAAGAGCTACAGTCCAGAGGGGAACGCCGAGCGGTTCGATATCGGGAACGGCATCACGTTCTACCTTCTGCATCATGGTGACGTTGCATACGTCTGCGTCCGTGGCACCGACGAGGTGCGTGACTGGATGCGTAACCTTAATACCTCTCGGGTGGCCGTAGAGCATGGCTCCGCACATGAGGGCTTCCTGGCTGCCGCCGACAGGATCGTAGACCGCCTGGGGGGCATCGAGCAGGGCGTTACCATCCACCTGACCGGACACTCGATGGGTGGCTCTGTCGCGGCCCTCGTGGCCTACAGACTCTACCAGCTAGGCAAGAACGTGGGCAGGGTCTTCACGATGGGTGCCCCGAGGTTCGCTAACCCCGAGCTTTGCGAGTTCATGGACGCCAGGATCGACCATACACGCATCGTCAACGGCAATGACGCCGTACCGAGAGTGCCGACAAGGATCAGGTTTAAGCATTGCGGCTCCCTGCTCTACTTCAACCGGAAACAAGAGCCAGTGTGGAACCCGAGCTATTTATACATGTCCCTAGATAGGATTCTGGGTTGGAGACTAGGAGACACCGTGAGGGAGCATTCCGTGTATCTGTATTGCAGGCTCATCTGGGCCATGCTGAAGGGAAAGTAACATGAGAGCTTTGACTGTATTTCTGCTTATCGCATCTGTCGCCCAGGCCGACCTGGCGACCGAACGCAAGTCGATCTTCAAGCTGGAGAACGAGCGAGGACACGGGACTGGATTTATCGTCGAGGGCAACCTGCTCCTGACGGCGATCCACGTTGCCGACATGCTGGGCGATACCACCGACATTGGTGGCGTGCGTGCCGAACTGATCCACAAGGAGTCAATGAACCCGCAGGCTGACCTGGACGACGCCACAAAGGACGGCGTTGCGATCTACAAGCTGGACGGTGGACCGTACAAGTCGCTAAAGGTGGCTGAGAAGCCCGCAGCGTCCGGTTCGACCTGCCGACTGCTAGGATACCCTGCGAGGGCGTTTAGCGTCTTAGAAGCGAAGCTGAGGCCCGGAAGCAAGTATTACAACATTCTCCAGGCTCAGGCTGTCCCCGGAAACAGCGGAGGCCCCTGTCTCGGCCCAGATGGGAAGGTGATCGGACTGGTCACTCACTCATCGCCCGGATCGAGCCTGATCGTGGGGACTTCTGTACTCATCAAGGCAATCGATAAGGTCAAGAAGGGAAAGGCAGAGGGCGAGAAGCCCCAGCTCGTCATCTTCTCGGCTGACTTCTGCCCGCCATGCCAGCAGAACAAGCGTTCCATCTCTGGGCTCAAGCGAGTCAAGACGAGCGGTGGATACGTGTACAGCGGCACCTACAAGGGCGAGCAGGTCACAATCGTCGAGATGGAGCGTGGAGAGTGGTCCGACTCCTCGATGGTCGAGAAGTACAGCAAAGAGACCGGCGACGACATTACGGCGTTCCCGACCTACTGGGTTCCCGGCAGCCGCAAGGCAAAGATTGGCGGCCTGATCGGTGGAGTCATCGACTGGGCGAAGGGCACGATCGCCTCGGTCATTAAGACGCTCATCGGCAAGCAGTACGTCCGAGACCCACAGCCCCTAAATCCGATGCCTCACGCTCCTGAGGTGTCACCAGAGGGCGAGAACGTGGTCCCTGCCCCACCAGCAGAGGAAGAGGCACCTGCCCCATCCCTCGCCGACAGGATTAAGGAGCATGTCAGCAAGGTCGCTAAGGAGCAGGCCGAGGTCATNAAGGCTGAGGTCGACAGGAAGCTGAAGGAGCGACTTGGCGAGACCAAGCTGGAGCTGGCCAAGGACGCCGCACAGGCGGCCCTTGAAGCCAGACAGAACGGGGAGAGCAACCGCAACTCCCTGCTCGCTGCCTTGGCGTCCCTGGTTGCCGCATACGGTGCCAAGCAGGGATTCATGAAGCGGTTCGCCGCAAAGCGTATTGCAGACAAGATTGAGTCCCTTAAGGAACAGGCGTAATGCTAACACTGATTCTTACATCGCTGCTTGGTGGCTCCAGTGCCGGGGTAATTCTGGCCCTTATCGAGTCGCCAGCAGCGTCGGTTGCCGCAAGGCTTATTAAGATTGCCTGCTCGAAGGAGTACACGGAAGAGGAGCAGAAGATCGCACGGAAGCACTGCCTCGCTAACCAGAGTACACAATACTTCATTTTGGAAACACTCAGAAGGGGCAGGTAATGCTGAGCGTCATAGGTGAAATGCTACAGACGCTCAGGGACTTCTTCCCGAGGACCGCAAACATAGGTCCGGGTGAGATCGGGCTGCTTAAGCGGTTCGGCAGATACAAGGAGGTGACACCAAGGTTTTGTGTCTATTGGCCAATGTGGTCAGAGCTTGAGGTCCATCAGGCTAACCTTCACTCCATATTCGTAACCGAGCCAATCGAAGTCGATGGGGAAATAAAGGTGGCCCGTGTCAGGCTGCTGGTAGAGCTAGATAACATATGCAAGGCTGCACATAAGTCAGTAGACTGGGTGACGGCTATAGATGACGTGGTAGTTCAGTGCCTGATTGAGGCACAAAGGAAGCAGTGGAGTCTCCGACGCTTCAAGAACAAGGTGAGCATGTCTCTTGAGGAGTTTGGGATTAGGACAATAAGCGTAACCTACAACATACACGGCACGACGCACATAACCGCAGACGTGGAGGGCGTCGGGGAGAGGAACGTCTGAGATGGGCAGGAAGGATAACGAAGAGGGTTCAAGCGTAGACCTACAGAGAAGTGCAACCGAGGTTTGGATTTATAGGCTCAGGGAAGATGTCAAGAGTCTCCAAAGGGATGTCGACGAACACGACGATCAAATCAGAGGAATGCAACTCCAATTATCATCCATGGACGGCAAGCTGGACCGTATCAGCAAGATACTGGACGACAGTAAAGACCTTTGGTCTGTCGCCAGGCTGCTGGGGCCGAAGGGTGCCCTGTTGGTCGGGTGCCTTGCTGCGTGGGGAATCTACAAGGCTGGCGAGGCTGTGGCGTTCCCGCCCGCCCCAGTCGAGGTCCGCGATGTCCAGCAGCCATAGCTAAATATCTCCAGAGGGGAGGGTGTCTCTTTAACCCCTATCTGGAGAAGAACGTGGCAAAAGTAAACTGGACCAGTAAAAACGAGGGTGACCTATTCACCCATATTGAAGTCAACGATATTGTTGACAAGCTAAACTCCAACGCTGACGCCTCTATTGGCGGGTACGAGTACACTGCGGGTTTCGCAGATCGGACCACGGGGACAGCCGGTGTGTCCGAGCTTGGCGATAACGTCAGCTACACCCAGGCTATGGTGGACGCAGGCCAATGGCTAAGGTTTGGATTCGACTCATCCCAGCAGGTAACGAATGATGCTCCGTACTGGTCAGACCCGGCACCCGCCAGTGCTTCCGGCGTCGGCCTGTTCGGGGGCAGTTACATGCCAGAAGGAATGACGTCGATGTTCGACTACTCATTCAGCTCGTCCGGATACAGTGACGAGTTGGCCTCGGGAGACCTTCAGTATACGCAAGCTAACGGCTCCCTGGACTTCACAGAAGCCGCCCCTGGCGACTACGCTAACGTCCGATTCGACTTCAACGTGGTCCCGCAGATCGCTAACACGACCCTTGAGGTTGCACTAATCTGGCAGACGCGCGACTCCTCGGATGTTGCGACATTCACATTCGCACTGACTGGCGACCCTTCGTTCTATGGCACTGGAACAGTAGGAAAGACATTCCTTGCCAGGCCGGTCCTGACCGCCTACTTCGCCTCTAACGAGGACGTTAACGCAAGGGCGCTTCCCGCAATCAGGTCAGACAATCCCGTACAGATTCAGCCGCTCGCAATCCTTTCGACAATCTTGAGGTAAAAATATAATGATCCGCATTGTAAGAAACGAAAATGGAAACTGCATTAACTTCGTGGGAACCTCGATGCCCGCATACTTTAATGCCTGCCTTTCCGGTGAAGTGGACTCATCCAACGATGAGCTCGTAAGCGTAGTCAATGACGTTCAAACTGCCACGACCGGCACAAAGAAGTATGAGTTCTTTCAGATTCACTTTACGGAGTGGGAGGACCGAGACGGGAACACATTCTCTAACTCACAAGAGGTTGCCGACTACATCACTGCCAACGGTAATGTCGTGGGAATTGGCGAGACCGGAAGAGACCTAGTAGGTATCGACGTTAACTTCAGGCTAGACGATACGCATACCAGCGTGATCATGTCTAACGGCTTTTCGTTCGGCGTTAACACTATTCAGGCTGTTCCCCACACCGATGGGACAGTACACATTAACGCTGTCGGCACAGGGAATCCCTCGGATGGCTCTGACGCTAACACGAAACAACACTTTCTCGGCCTTGAGGTCGGAAGGGTTCTAGTCAACGACCAAGTTGTGGCCGGGGGAATTAACACGGTCTGCAACAAGCTTAACGAACTGTTCACGGTCGGCCCGTTCGAGGCTGTGGTAATTACCGACCCGTTCTCAACGATGATTGCAGACGTTGACGGTGTTGCGGCTGCTGGTGGACTCGTCGGCTCCGGTGCAGTCGATCCAGCAGGCTCCGACATTGGCTCTAACACGGGCACTCATAACAATAACGCCGGATGGCTGGCAACTGACTCAATCGACCAGGCTGGCGAGTATTACACGTTCGACATCAGGGGAGAGGGCCAGATCGGTTTCGGGCTTGTCCTCGATGACGCAGCTGACGTTAACGGTAACGCGACTTACGGAGACCCAGCTTCATTCTGTAACGGAGTAAACAATAGCCACTACGGTTACCAGTTCTCCCACTTCTTCCACCAGACGCCTAACGGCCCGTGGACGAACTACGGAGCCAATACATCTTACGTTCAGGGTCCAGGATGGTATAGCTCCACCCTGAGGTTCCCTGTTTCTGACGAAGGTGCTGACTGGCTAGCTGGCAACCCAGTTAAGATGAAGGTTGGCCTTGACACTAACGGTTATGTCTCCATTGAGTATTACGACGCCAGCGAGGGCCTCTGGGTCGTTTGCGCGAGGAGTGGATACCCAATCGCAGATGGAGTGTCCCTTAATCTTGGGATCAAATTCAGCAGAACAAGCGCAAGGCTCTTTAGTGCCCCTAAGATTCACCTACTTGAGTCAGCGGCGCCTGTTATGAACTTCAGGTACATCGAGAGTCCGGACGGAAACTTCCACTATCCCCTGTTCTCGACAGCCGAAGAAGCTGAATACTACGACCAGAATCACGACGGGACAACAGGCACTGGTACCTACATTAGTTCCGTGTTCCCTGATGACCCATCTGGTACATCTTGGTTTCAGCCTGACACGGGTTACACCGACAACGGCTCCTCGGCTCCGTCAGGGGTAACATTCCAGTCCAACAGTATTAACTGGACAGAGATCACATCCCTGAGTGACTCGGACCTTGTGCCTCCTGCATTCAGTGGCCCCGACTACACGTTCGCAGAGGACGACTCTGTTGGCATTCAGGTTTCAGCCCAAGATGTGTCCTACACGACAACCGTTTCTGGCCTGCCCAGTGGGCTGTCCCTGTCGGGCGGATACCTTATCTCCGGCACAACCAGGCACGTATTTGGGGACCAGACATACACCATTGTCGTAACTCGAACCAACTCTTACGGTTCAAGCAGCGGAACCTTTGATATCACTGTCACTGACGACGTTGCACAGAACGCTATCCCTGGTTACTCGATTCACGGTCAGAACCCAATCACTCAGACCCCGGACCTGATTCACCACTACAGTGGTGCAGTCAACTTAGACCTTGACCTGACCCTCAACCCTGGCACCGAGCTTACCTGGACACAGTTAAACTCCAGCCCCGTGGGCGGACAGGGTCAATATCTACAGATCGGAGTGGCCACCTCAGGTGTTGATAAGTCCACAACCCAGCTTGGAAACACTAACGCTGGGTGGGATTTGAAGTGTACAATCTGGACGAACAGCCTGAACCACAACTGGGCAACCGGATGGGTCAGTAATGCATCGCAGAGCTTCTCTACCAATAATGGCTCAGACTGGAGACTGGCGTTTCCTACTGACAATGGACCAATTGAGCTTTACCGTGACGGTGTGCTAGTTGCCACTTCGGCGATGAACTTCACTGGAAACCAGACTGTCACGGCAGCAGTTCCAGTAGCCTACAGCACAAGCACGCGAATGCCGTCCGTCACCAGGTCAGATATAACCTTCACCGGAGACCCGCCAGCCGGTTTCACGCAGACAAGCGGCTCCATGTTGGACGCTAATACCCTGGGCGACAACTCGGTCGTAACGCTAGACTCAGTTCTTGAGCCTGGCAAAAGAATGATCGTTAACAAATCTTGGGTGGAGGCGAATGTTCTTCCTAATATACCCGACAGCTTGAAGAAGGCGTACGTGGCCGTGCCATCGCCCTCGGCAGCGTGGGGTAGTGTTGACCTGCATCTTGACTTCGACGCAGTAATGCGATGGGAGGGCACTAACAGCACCGACTCCCACAAGTCCACACTGGCGGACGGCAGTGATACTGTCGCGCGACACGAGGGTAGTATCGGCTCTTCCACTAACGCTTACTACCATTACGCGATCCAGTGGGACGGCACTGACCTGGTTGTCATGTCCGATACAGACATGTCTAAGCTGACCGGCACTAACGACTACTCGCAGATGAACCGATACTCTGCCTACGAGTCTTATGGCGAACAGTCGGGAGACTTGCCCTTGGTGATGGCAACCAAGTCGAGCGGAAGCCTGACCCTTAAGATGTCCGGAATTAGCTTTATCGACATACCTGCGGCACCAGTTAGTATCGTGACACCTTGGACTAAGGCAATTGACTTCTCTGGCTCAGCCGAGAGGATGCAGCAAGAAGGCGGAGGAACCTCGGCAAGAAACACCCTTTACCTTCCTAACGGTGTTACCGTGCCTGAGCATGGTACGGACCCAGCTTTAACGTCAAACCATACGGACGCTCGCCCCTGGGCAACTGCCATTGTGTTCAAGGTTGACGGCCATAGCAGTAATCAACATATCTGGAATCACGGAGAGGGCCAGAACGGGGACAATATCTACCTCAGAATGAACTCTGCGGGCCACCTGTACTTCGGCTGGGGAATCGACGGTGGGAATAATGAGTGCAAAATCGTTGACGACCCCCTGGACACGAACCGCTGGTATGGCGTTTATGTTGCACATAGGGGTCCTCGATTCACTTCCGGGGACGCCACTGCGTCGAATCTCGCTTCTGCGTTCGATATATATGTCACCGACTCGGTCGAGGAATTCGGTAGTTTCCCAGATGGAAACCGTAGCATCAGTTCGCAGTGGACGGCCACCGGAAACCGAATGAACAGGAGTATTAAGGGAAATACGTTCCTCGGGGGTCGTGATGCCAACCGCAGCTTCCACGGCAAGGTTGCATCCTTCGTTCTAACCAGTCTTAAGTTGGGTGAAGCCATGCCCGATGAAGCAGAAGCACTGATGATGGTTATGGACCCGAAGAAGTGGCTGACAGACTACAAGATCGGCAACACCTGGCGACAAACGGGTGCATCTTGGTCTAACGCCAACTTCCAAGTCGGAGATATCGGATGTGCCCGGGCTACCCAGGTATGGCTGATGGGCGACCGCACAAATGAACCATATGCGGTTATGCGGAACCAAGTAATGACTAGCGACCAGAACGAGACTGCAATTCGCATGGTCTCAATGGTCTCCAACGACATCCAGACGGTCAACATCTCTGGCCTGACTTCATAAGGCTATATACTGTTGTCTCCTGGGGCACCCTCGGTATTGGCTTCGGCTGGCCGGGGGTGCTTTTCATTTATGGGTTTAAAATGCCAAAACTATCAAAAGTAGGAATGCACTCCGATGTCGTTAAGGTAATGGGTGCCCTTAAGGTGAACAGGGCCTTCAAGAGGCTCAGTAACCAGTTCAAGCATAAGGTCACTCGCTCCGTAACGTCTGCTGGTGCGGGTGTACTTAAGAAGGAAGTGAAGAAGCAGGTTCCACGGAACGGTAAGGACGCCAGAAAGAGGGATAACAAGGGTACGCCGAGAGTCCAACTCTGGAAGGCTATACAGTCCATCCAGAGGAAGAAGAAGGGCGGCACTTGGTACTCGGTCGTCGGGCCTGGTTACAAGGTAGCACCACATGACCACCTGGTCCACGACGGAACCAAGCCACATATCATCACCGGCTCCGCGAGGGTCGGGGCAAATAGATACGTCAGCAGAGAAGACTACCCTTACCTGTCTCCCGTTCACCACCCCGGTGCGAGGAAGAACGAATACATGACTCGCTCGGTACAGAAGGCTGGCCCCAGAATGGCTAGGGTCATGGCGAGTCGGATCAAAACGAAAATAAGGCAATTCAAATGATAGAGGCAAGCATCTACTCGGCACTGACTGGTGACGCTACGCTGGCGGCCCTCGTCGGCACTAAGGTTCGCCCCGTTCAGGCAAGGATCGGCGACTCACACCCACTGCTCGTGTACACCGTGCAGGATGTGATGCCTATCGGCGACATTAACTGCGAGTCTGACACCAATGAGGCAACACTCATCTTGGACTCCTACTCACGCAGCTACCTTGAGGCGGCGTCAATTGACGAGGCTGCCTACAATGTCTTCAAGGCTACAGACGGTCGCTACCCACGCACGATGGGAGACGAGCGTATCGGGAGCGTATACACCGATCAGGTAGATAACGACTCCTATGTACTAACGGATGATAACGATGCAGTTCTGTACCGTCGTAGGCGTACACTCGTTATCTGGTTCGAGCCAAATTCCTAAAAGTTAACTTTTGAAAAGGAGCCAGTTATGGCTTGCAAGCTGACACAGGTTACGGGAACGACCGTTTCCTTTGCTACGCTCTCCGCCACGCTCAACGTGACGGCGATTGACTTCGGCGGGGTTTCCCGCGAGTCGCTGGAAGACACTGTCATCGGCGACAACTACCGCAAGTTCTGCCCGTCGACCCTGATCGACAACGGCGAACTGACGCTGAGCGTCAATGCGGACCCGGATCACGGTATCCTGATGGCACCAACAGACGTGGAAGAGGCGGTTACTGTCACTTTCCCCGCTCCTGCTGGAAAGTCGACGGGTGCTTCGTTCGCGTTCAACGGTTTCGTCACTGACGTTAACCTGTCTGGCGAACAGGGCGAGAAGTACGAAGGCGACGTGACTGTCCGCATCAGCGGAGAGATTACTGTCACGGCTTCCGCCATCTAATCCAAGTTGGATTAAGGCTAATTACTGGCGGGCAGGACAACGCCGTCCTGCTCGCTTTTTTCTTTTTACCACAGGAGAGGTAAGATGTCTGATTTGAAAAGTAAGTTCCTGGCCATTCAGTCCGCCAAGATCGTGCCCGTGCAGGGTGCAGAAGGCTTCTTCGTTAAGGAGCTGACCGCTGGCGACCGCGACCGCTGGGAGAAGTCCATCGAGCAGCCGGACCCACGCTCACGAACGATCATCATCTCGTTGTGCGATGCGGAAGGCAGTCTCGTCTTCGGTAAGAACGACTCCAAGGAAGTGGGTCAAATCCCCGCGAGCCTCGCGGACGCAGTGCTGGAAGCCTTCAAAGTCGCCAATGGGGTGACTGAGGAAGAGGCGGACGCCATTGAGGGAAACTAGCGTCGGACGCCGCTGAGCAACTTTGGTGCTTCATCGCCTACCGTGTACTGGGATGCACGGTGGGCGAGGCCAAAGCAAGGTTCACGATGTCCGAATTCTACAATTTTGCCGCCTACAAGAAGATTGCCCCGTGGGGTGACGATTGGGACCAGGCGTCAATTATCGCCAGCATGTGCTATAGAGGGAAGGGGAGGAAGAAACCGAAAGACTTCCGGCCTAATTATAAACGGAAGTCTCAGTCTGCTGAGGATATGTTTGCAGGCTTTGAGGCGTTTGCTAAACGACATAATAGAAACGCATAAAAATGCCTAAAGCGAAAACAATCGGTCGGCTTGGCGTCGTGGTGGGACTTGATATATCCCAGCTCACCAAGGGCGTCAAGTCGGCTGGAATGCAGGTCAAGAGCTTTAACCGCACGATGGGCGGGATGGCTGCTGGTATCAGCGGTGCTGTCGCCGCAATGGCTGGCTTCAGGGTGCTTGGTAAGTCGGTCGCTACGGCTTCCAACCTTGAGCAGGCCCTCAGTCATGTCCGGGCACGTACACGAGCCTCAGCGGACACTATGGCCGAGCTGACGGCTGCTGCACGAGAGCTTGGGCGAACGACCCAGTTCACCTCGACAGAGGCCGCGCAGGGCATGGAGCTGATCGCCCGTAACGGCTTCAAGGCGAAGGATGCAATTGTCGCCATTACGCGAGAGGCGTTGAACCTCGCGTCCGTGGACGGCCTTGAGGGCGGAATCTCCAAGTCGTCCGACATCCTCACGAAGCTGATGCGTCAGTACAACCTGAACTTCGACGAGGCTTCCCGGATCGCCGATACGATGGCGATCTCGGCAGACAACGCCGCCACCAGCGTGGGCGAGCTGTTCCGCAACATGGAAATCTCAGGCGCCCAGGCTAGGGCGTTGGGAATGGACCTGAAGACCGCCGCTGCGTGGCAGGCGGAAATCTCCGACCTTCGCGGCGAGCGTCGTGCTGGTACGTCACTGCGTGCTATGCTGGGTGCCATGTCTGCACCGACCGAGAAGGCCAAGGAGGCCATGAGGCAGCTCAAGACTGAGAGTGGCGAAGCCTTCTCGTTCCTGGACAAGGACGGCAACTTCAAGGACCTGCTGACCATCATCAAGGAATTCGAGTTCGCGTTCAAGGACATGAGCGAGGGGCAGATTCCTGAAATCCTCGCCGACATGTTCGAGCAAGAGGGCCTGAGTACCCTGATGGCCGTTCTGAAGGCCGGAACCGATAAGGTTGAGTCCAACCTCGGGAAGGTCGCCAATGCGTGGCACAGTGCGAACTCGGAAGCTCAGGAGATGGCTAGCATTCGTCTGGACAACGTGCTGGGCGGACTCACGAGGCTCAAATCGGCCACTGAGCATGTCATGGAGTCCTTCAGTCTGCCGATGCTGCCTTTCTTCAAGGAAGTCATCGACAGCGTTAAGGTGGGAATGCAGACGTTCTCGAAGTGGGCCGCCAAGGCTGGCGTGAGCGTGACGAACCTGATGCGTGAGACCCTCAACGGGAGCGGCAAGGCACTGCCTACGCTGATCCGCATGGGGGCGTCCCTGACCGCCATCGGGGCCTCAGCAATCGCCGCCGGTGCTGCCTTCAGGATCATGGCATTTGGTGTCGGTATCGCCTCGACTGCCTTCCATGCCCTCAGGGGGGCCGCATACGCCTCTCTCACAGCCGCTACGGCTGTCGCAGGCGTGTCCATGATGGCAACCTTGGGAGTGAGCGTTTTGGCCACCACAGCGGCTCTCTGGGCGTTTCACGGGGTGCTGATTAAGATAAGCGTAGGCTTCGTGGCCATGATCGCCAAGGGCGTCGGTGCCATGCTGGCCTGGGTGGCAACCGGGATCGCCACTCTGGCGGCACAGGGTGCGGCCCTTATGGCGAGACTTGCAGCCGCCATTGCGGTCGAGTTCGCGGCAATCGTATCGACGGTCGGGGCAGGAATCGCGGGCGTGTTCGCTAACCTGGCAAATATGGTCGTGGGTCTGATTGGCGGTGTCGCAAGGTTGGCGGCCCTGATGGCTGAGGTGGTCTTCCAGGCTATCGCGTTCGTTGCAGAGCTTGTGGCAGCGTCTGCCGCCGAGGTCATGGGGGCGTTGGTTGCTGGGTTCCAGATGATCGCTACCGCCATTGCCAGCGTTGTCGGGACGATGCTGACGGGCCTGGCCTCCGCGATCCCGATCATGCTCGGAATCGCCGCTGCGGGCATTGGGGCGTTCCTGTTTATCGCCGCCGCTGCCGGTGCCCTGTTCCTCGCCACTGAGGACGGCGTGGCCGGACTGAAGCTCGGCTGGCAGTCCCTCAAGGAGAACGTAAGCAGTATCATCAGGTCGTGGCAGGGCGCCTTTAAGGCGATGTTCGACCTGGCCCTTCAGCTCGGCAAGAGCTTCTTCGCCGCCCTCGGCATCGACTTCGACGCAACCGCTGACGGAGTAGGGTCCACTTGGAAGAGCATGATGGCCAACCTGGGCGTCAGTGTCACCAAGCTCGGTATGTATGTCAGGGCAATTGCTAAGGACTGGCGAACCGTCTCTGACGTTGCCAATGCTGCTTGGGATTCAGTCTGGGCAAACTTCAAGGTAAAAGGGTTCCTGGCGATGGGGCACATAGCTAACTGGCTCATCGAGAAGATAGGCGGGGCACTTGAGTGGGCAGCGGAAAAGCTGGCCAGCCTGGGGGAAATTATAGAGATAAACATAAGTCTTGCGGCTCTCGCAGTCAATCCCCTGATTGGCAACGAAGAGAGACAGGAGAAAATGGCCAGGCTGCACGAAAAGAAGGATGCCTTCTATAAGATGGACCCGAACGACGGTGGACGCCTCGACATCATGGCCGACCTTGAGAAGGAAGCCAAGGCTGCCAATGAGAGGATCGGAAAAACAATGGAGAGCGTCCACTCTGACGTTGGAGTAATGGAGAAGGCCGAGGCTTCCAACATCTTCGACGACGCTAACGTTGAGGTCGGCGAGATTCACGCCGAGATGGACAAGGACTTCGCTCGCGAGTACGGAGACTCGGCCCCGTCGCCCGTGAGCCGGTTCCACGAACTCAAGAAGCAAGAGGCACGGGAGCTGGCACGAGAGAGTGCCATGAGCCGAGCAACGCAGTTCGACAGGCCCACCGCGACGGCAGAGAACGAGAGGTGGCTTAGCCCGTTTAAGCAGGATACGCCATTGGTCCCCGAGGATGTGTTCAAGGAAATGCCAAAGGGCACGGGACCGCTGGGTCTCCCAGAGGTCGAACTGGAGCCGGTCACCAGTGGTATCGAAGCACTAAATAATACTACGGACGCAGCGGCCAAGGAGCAGACAGCGGAACTCCGCGAGATGAACGGCTACCTGCGAGAAATGAACCGTGAATCGGGCCGAACAACATACCAGCCCATCGTGACGATGAGCTAAAGGAGATACTGATGGCTGAGCTAAAAGGCATACTGGAAACGTCATCGGACCTCGACCGAGAGGGTAACCGTACCCATACGATCAAGTACCTCATCGAGGTAGACATTAACGCTGGTGAAGGCTCCTTCGAGGCGTCTAGCGTGGCGGGTCTCCCTGCTGCTGGGGAGCCGCACCCGTCAGACCTCCAGGCGATTGCCGACAGCGTCAAGACGAGCCAGGTGTCCGATGATGGCCGCAGGTTCACCGCCGAGGTCACATACACCAACATCGTGAGCGATACGGGGCCGGACTCGCAGTCTTCAGGCTCCGGGTCAAGCCCGACCGACTCTGCCGTTTCCCTCGAAGGGTGGTCCACCGAATCCGTCACCGGCGTGCATGGCAGGGCATGGAAAGCTGACACGCAGTGGCATGACCTCAACCATTCCTTCAACCAGGCGTACGTCGCTGGGGATTTCAGTGCTACCGTTTACAAGGCCCAGGTTCAGAACGAGGCCAAGCGGCCCTACGAGGAAAGGCTTGAGTTTGACAGCATTGTTCCCGTTGTAACTTTCGTCAGGAACGAGTCTAGCTTCGGCTTCGACTTCATGTATGAAATTAACAACTCCGTAAACGACAAGACATTCCTCGGGGCGAGGCCGGGAACCATCAGGGCGAGAGTTGAGGCTGACCATAAATGGAAGAACGGCGAAAACTACTACGAGGTAACGTACAGGTTTACCTACAACCCTTACACCTGGTTTCAGCAGGTATTCGAGAAGTCTGAGCTTGTGTTCGACGAAACAAGGGACCTTCCGGCTGGGGGCACTAACGCAGGAAAGCACATGAAGCCGCACGAAGTGCCGACAAAGGTCCGTGGTGGCGGCAAGGAGATAGACGGGTTCGTCTTCATTGATGAATGGGGTTTCCAACTGGGATGGTCCGAGGCGGCGGCTGGCACTAATCCACCTGACCCTATCATCGCGGGCTGGACTAATCTCGATGCCTACGACTACAACACCCTGGGCCTCAACTAATGGGTAAGAGGCCCGGAAGGGTGAAGCCCCGAAAGTCCTACAAGAGGAAGAACTCGACGGACAGAGGCTATAACTACAAGTGGCAGAAGGTGAGCCGGAACTTCCGGCTTGCCCAGCCCGCCTGCAACGAGTGCGGAGTCGTCGAGAGCCTAAATAATATGGTAGTAGACCATATCGTTCCGCACAGGGGAGATATGCAAATCTTCTGGAACCCGAACAACTGGCAGTCGCTGTGTAGGACATGCCATAATAAGAAAACCGCAAGGGGCGAGTGATGCCAGAGAAGGGCTATCTTGTAAGTGAGGAGTTCGCCAGACGAACTACCAAGGCTGTCAAGAGGGTCGAGGATATGGCTCGCAATGCGGAGCGTATCGCAAGGTCCGCAAGTGACTCCACCAAGAACATCAGGTTCTGTAAGCTCAAGACTCCAGGGTTCTCGGTTGCAACTGACCCACTGACGGGTGCCACGACATGTGATGCAACAATGCTTACGCCCGACTACTCGGTGGCCCACGTTGCAGGCGACCCGTTCCCGCTTGCGGAAGTTCCTGATCCCGAGGGCGAGATTACGCTGGTCAACAGGTCTGTCGACCTGACTGCTGGCGAAGGGACACTGGTTATTGCAATGTGGAATGGGCTTGAGTGGATGCCAATCTGGGTAGACTGCTCGTCCTACAGTTCATAAAGGAGACAAGCCATGAGTCAGAAAGTTTACCCGCAAGGCTTGATTCGCATAGCTAACTGCTCTGTCGATTGGGCGTCAGACACCATTAAGGTTGCCCTCTACGACGAGACTCAGGACCTGAGTGCGAACGTGGAGTTCATGTCTCAGGTGTCGGCAACCGAGTTCGCCGGTGCCGGATATGCACGGGCGACACTTATAAGCAAGAGCATAACGCTGGACGGCAACGTCGTTAAATTCGCAGGGGACGCCACGTTCTCCTCGGTGTCCGCTGGTGCCAACGATGTCCAGTTCGCTATATACTACAAGGAGGTCACAGGCGATACTGACTCTCCTGTTATTTGCGTGGGTGGTTGGTCTACCCCGCAGGCCCCGGATGGGGGAGACCTCGAATTACACCCCGGTCGGGGAGTCATGGTTCTGAAAGGCTAATTTAATGGCTCTTACAAACACTAAAATTAACCCCCAGTTCATGCTGCACGCAATGAACGGGGACATCGACCTCACTGCTGTTGGCTCTAAGATTTACTGCAAGCTCGTCACGACTTCCTCTACGGTTGATGCCGCTGACCCGCAATACATGAGCAACCTGACGACTGAGCTTCAGGAGTGTGCGACCACGGGTTACGCACAGCAGGAACTGGCGAGCATTGCCGTTGCAATTGACGAGGTGAACCGACGTGTCGAGCTGGACGCTGCCGACATTACCTTCGCATCGGTTGGCTCGGGTGCAACCATTGACGGCTTCGTCCTTGTCTACGATCCCGATGGCACTGACACCAGTACGGCGAATGTCCTCATTTCGACGCACAAGTTCGCGGCCAGCTTCTCAACTGACGGTGACGACATCGTCATCGCTGTGAACGCTGAGGGCCTCGTACACTTCAGTGCAGCGGTCGCCTTGGACTCAGCGTTCAACCTTGAGTTCCTCAGGGAAGCATTGGATGGCGGAAACTACACAACCGGAGGCGTAGAGGCCTGGTTCTGCAAGCTCATCATGACTAACAATACGTCGGAAGACCAGAACCCATCGCCGGAGTTCGAGACTGGAATCACGACACTCGACGAGATGGATGGCTCGGGTTACGTCACCAAGACTGTTACCGTGACTCCCACCCTGAGTGGACAGGTTGTCAAGCTGGACTTCGCCGACCAGACCTGGACCGCACTGGGTGCTGGAACGCGAAACGTTGCCGGATTCGCCTTGTTCTACAACTCGGGTGGAACTGACACGGCAACCAGTAACCGACTGGTTATGACTAACCGTGCATCCAATGCTCGTGCGGCGACTGGTGCTGACTTCGACCTGAAGCTCAACGCGAGCGGAGCGGGCGACGGGCAAGCAATTGCCTCCTAAGTACCCTTAGAGGTACTTCTTGATATGGGACACCTCTCTGGGGTGTCCCTTTTTTTGTTGGAGAAACCAATGGAAGATATACTTAAGGCAGAGCTACTCGCTGGGCACCCGCTGACGGGCGACTACAGCGGCGATCCGGCCACTGCCTGCGAACAGATCAACGCGAAGAACATTACTAAGTACAACCCTATTAGCTCGGCCTCACTCATTGCGTGGGCGGCCACTGGTCCGCGAGTTTCTATCATGGATGCGGCAGATGACCTCAACAGCCCAGTGCGTGCGGCAGCAATCGCTGCACTCGACCTGATTGCTCACCCATCGGCCTATCTGGACCTCAACCTTGCTGGGCACGTCGCCCTGCTGGGTACCCTTGAGACCGCTGGCGTGCTAGACCCAGACGAGACCGCCGAGCTGTTCGAGATGTCCCACAAAGAGATAAGCAGAGCGGAGGAACTCGGCCTGAGCCGTGTCCGACCTGGAACCATTGAAAGGGCGATGCTGTGACACAGTTAATCTATAACACAAGAGAGACGGCCCTCGTCTTTGCGGATAGCTCGCAGACGCCTGACGCCAACCTTACACTGAGTGCCCTTGCCGCTGATGCTGGCAGGGTGTCGGATCAGCAAGACCTGACTGCAACATCATCAAGGATGTATGAGTGGCGAGCTGTCGTGCAGTTCGGAACAGCCCCCGTGGCGGGTGAGGCAGTCAACAGCTACGCAGCCTATGGTGACACGACCGTGCAGGATGGCGGTGTCGGGACTATGGACTCGGCACTGGGTTCAGTCAACACTCTGCCTAACCTGCACTTCATCGGTAGCGTTGTTGTTGATACGACCTCGACAAACACTGACGTTGTCGCTTCGGGCGTCTTCGCCTGCTCGTCACGCTACATCACAATCGTTGTTCACAACAACACAGCCGACGCACTGAGGACGAGCGGCACAGTTAACAATGTAACCATCACGCCAATCCCTGACCAGATTCAGAATGACGTATAATGCTTAGAGGCTCACTAAAGTCTGGATTTGCACCACGCGACTATAAGCCAGCCAACCCTGAGCTGTGGGATGGCTGTATAGCTGCTTGGTGTCCAGGCTTGGGGCCAACTGGGCACGCACTGATCGACTACAGCGGTTCAGGATATCACGGCGATGTCATCACGTCCGGGACGCAGATGTCCCCGGTGGATATGTGGGACCTGGACGACGGAGGCTGGGCGCTCAACTTCGAGAACACCGGCTCTCGTGGCGATAACCACGTTAAGTTGAGAGCCAGCAGCCAGGACATGGTTGACCCTACGGGCGCGTTCGCCGTGTCCCTGTGGGTGAGGCGTACACTGGATAGTGCGTTCGACGGATTCATCTCCTTTGGCGACAACTTCGATAACTCGTTCAACCTCAACCATCAGGTGAACGACCGCTTCTCAATCATGTGTAATGACGAGCCTGGTCTTTACATCTTAGAGGACAGCACAGCCGACAGGTCGAGCGACTTCGATTGGCACCACCTGATTGCGACAAGTGATGCATCTGGCCTCACGATCTGGGTGGACGGAGTTAAGGGTAGCACGGGAGCCGTCCCTACGACGCAGAGTAGTGCTTCGGCGGCTTACATCGGAAAGATGTATGCCAACGACACCAGTGCCCACGGTATGAATGGCTACCTGGACGACATCCGTGTATACAACAGGCCACTCTGCGACGAGGAGATCGCACTCCTCTACACTGGCAGGGGTGTCTCCTACGAGTACAGGCTGAACTATCAGTTTCCGCCCACGCCCCCAACGCCCATTAACGTCAATGGTACGGTGGCAGATGCGGCATGGGATACGCAGGCCCCGACCCTACATCCGAAGCTGGATGCGACTGTCGCGGACAGCGAGTGGGATACGCAGGCCTGCTCCACGGCAGTGCATAAGTCTTCCACGGTTGCGAATTCGGCATGGGACACCCAAGTCCCGACGGTAGTGCCGAGATTCAAGGCGCCGGACAGGGATGCAGACTGGACGCTCTCTAGCGGAACAATTAACACTGGCGACTATTACGACGAGTCAGGAAGCCCCGGAATTGGTCGGCTCCAGGACTGCGTTCTTCGCTTCGACATGACAACCACGAACGCCTCGCTGATAGCTTTTGAAGATGGGAAGATATTTCACGCCGGGGACAGCAGTGGCGGCATCTGGGTGGGCGTCACCAGCAATACCCTTAAGGTGATCGCTTCAGACAATGGCGGCTCAGGTTCCATCACAGTGAACGAGAGCGTCTTTGGTGTTTTCCAAGACGGTGTAGCTAAAGAGGTGATGATTGACGTACAGAGCGGAAGAGGCAACCATAGCGAGAACGGCAGAATCAGACTATTCCTTGACGGCGAGCTGATAGGCACCGATACGACAACTGGTGGACTCTACCTTTCCTCTGGATGGTTCACTGATACAAGCTCCGAATACCTGAGCTACGCTGAAACCAGTATGCCGCACGGCGAGGCTGACGGATCAATTACGAACGCCACATTCGGCGACCTGGACTTCTGGACAGAGTGCAACGTCGGTGATACCACATTTAATGGGCAGGCTAACTCGCAGTGGGACACGCAGTCGGCAACAACTGCGACGGAACAACTGGCGACCGTCGCCGACGCTGAGTGGGACACCCTGCCCTGCTCAACGGTGGACAATAAGAACTCCACCGTAGCGGACGCCGAATGGGACACGCAGGCTCCAGCGACATCTGCTGGCCTAGGATCGACCGTAGCCGACGCAGAGTTCGACACTCTGGCCTGCACGACAGCCACTGAGCATCCATCCACAGTCTCTGACTCAGAGTGGGACACGCTCGCACCGACGACGCAGCCGAAGCTCGACGCTACGGTCGCGGACTCCGAATGGGACACACTGCCCTGCTCCACGGTCTCTCACGCAGGAGCAACCGTAGCCGACGCTGAGTGGGACACTCTGCTGCCTGTAGTTAATGGCAGGTTCGCGGCGGTTGTTGCGAATACTGAGTGGGACACGCTCGCCTGCTCGACTGCGGACCAGAAGGCCGCCACACTCCCGAATTCGGAGTGGGACACCCTCGCACCAGTCACGGTTGCCTACCAGCCCTCAACGGTCGCGGACGCCGAGTGGGATACGCTCACGCCATCGACGGTATCACATGCTGACTCGACCGTTGCCGATGGCGAGTGGGATACGGTTACCCCGGCAATCAGCGGAGCTTTCGTTAATCCGGTTGCGGATGCCCAGTGGGACACCCTGGCCTGCTCCACGGTGGATCATAAGAACTCCACGGTGGCTGACGCTGAATGGGACACGCAGGCATGTGAAACGCTTATCACCTACGCCGGGACAGTCGCCAGCTCGGAGTGGGACACCCAGGCCCCGTCGACTGTCGCGCAACAGCCTGCCGTCACTGCGGACGCCGAGTGGGATGTCCAGCCGGGAATGCTGCCGATCAAGATACCGAGCGTCGAGGCAGACACTCAGTGGGACACGTTCCCTTGGGAGATTAAGAGGACCTATAACAATCCCATAGCGGATACACAGTGGGACACTCAGGTTCCCGTTGCAGAGCCTTACGCTTTCTTCACCCCAGCGATGAGCCTCACTGCGAGACTCTGCCCCTACGCTGGCGAGTTCCTTGAGTTCACAAGCGAGAACGCCGTCTCGGGCAGCCACAAGTCCGAGGCCCTGGGTCAGCACGAGATGAAGTCCGGGTCGCTCTCGAACACCGAGATGTCCGGCGGGTCACTCTCTACCGCCCAGATGATCCGAGTCGGCGGAACGACTTTTCCCACTGCATAAAAAAAATCCCCGACACTTTGCCGGGGATGAATCGCCTCGCCTCTCAATGTGCCAGTTGGCCTGGCTGCCCTTCAGCGTAACTACCAGGGCCGAACTCGGCTTCAACATCAGCCTTCTGAAGGCCATGCTCTCCACCATTAACCTGATAAGCCTGAGAGCCATAAACCGTTCTACCGCGAACCCAATGATCATTATCTGGCGTCCAACCTTCAGGTCGGCGATCGGCGATCTTATCAGCCAGCAGGTCAGCGTCCCAAGCCGAATCAAAAGCCTTGAAATGAACCCAAGTGTTACCGGCCAGGTCTCGGCACTCGACGAAATAATTAACAGCCGTGTAAGGGCCATCTTCACCAAGGGCTTCATAATGATTAGGCAGGATTGAAAAAGTAAAAGCCATTTTTGTGTCTCCTTGGTTAGTTGCTTGCCGTGTCATGCCTTTGATTGTAGTGACTATCGGCAAGCCAGCAAGAGATGTTTAGGCTTTTTTGAAAAAAATCTAGAAGCTGGATGTGCGTAAAAAAACGGCCCCCGACACGTTGCCGGGAGCCGCAGAGGAGAGGTAAGGTTACTCCTCCTGGGTTAAGGTCACTCGGGTGACTCAATCTTCACGTCGTCCGAGATGTCAGCCGAAACGCTGTTGTACTTACGCTCAGCCGAGACAACTGCGAGAACGCTGTTGACTTCGCTGGCAGCGACAGTTCGCTCGACGATGCAGCGGACGTACTGCTTCGTGCATCGAGCAACGTCCACAACCAGCAACTTGTCGCTACCGTCAGTGACGGTCGCACGAGGATCGACAGGATCGCTAGGAGCGGCCCAAGTCGAGTTATCGTCAGACAGTTCGACGCCAACCGAGACGACTCCGCCAGACAGCACGGCACCGAGGTGCACGAGGAAAGAAACGTCAGAAGCCTTGTGGGCATCCAGGTCAATCGAAGCGGCTTCGATCTTTGTCGTTCCTGAAGCAACTGCGTCCGAAGCAATCACTGGCGTCACGACTTCCGTGAGAAGGTTATTGTTCTGCATTGGTAACTACCTTGCTTTGAAGTTAAAGGAGGGGACCGGACCATTCCGGCCCCCGCTGCTCAGTCAGTGATTAGGAAACGGTCTTCAAAAACTTGAGTGGACCTTCCGTAGCGGACAAATAAGGGTTCAGGACGCCAGAGTCGGCTTCCACGAAGGCCACGAAGCCCTCTTGATCCGACTCACGGTAGAGTTCGGACAGGCGGTAAGATCGGATAGCACCGACACGTCGCACTTTGAAGGCAGACATGTCACCGAACAGGACCGCTTTGTCGCCAACCGTGGTGCCATCCGGCATCTCGTGGTTGATGACAACTGGGCGACCGTGCAGACGATCTGGCTCACCGACCTGGAGGCTGTCCTGCCACATCGGTCGTCCGTCAGCGTCTTTCAGCAGACGGTACTGCTTAGCAACCTGGTCGTGCATCATGTAGGCACCAGCTCGGTTGCGGATCGCGTACTCGATGCTGTGCTCCAGCTCGATCAGGCTCACCCAATCCCAAGTAGCGATGGACTGCGTAACACCACTGTCCAGCGAGCCAGTCAGGATACCTTCACAGGTAACTCCGCCGCCGCCAACAGTCATCTTCTCGTTCAGGATGCGACCGAGACGAACACCGAAGGCTTCGCCGATGCGAGCCGTCAGGTTCGGGATGTCACGGAGCGACTCGTGGCTGATCTTCAGAGCGTCCGAGGTGAACTTGAAAGCTCCCCAAGTCTGCTTACCGAATTTCAGGCTCGCGGCGTTTCCGACAGTCTTAGCTTCGCCGATCTGACGACCCTTGTTGGCAGTGTCGTCGAACGTCGGCCAGCTCAGCGGG